TTATTAGTATTACCTGGTGTTAATCATAACGACCACGGAAATGTAACTCAAGCTGCAATGGATGTTTGCGAAAACAGAGCTGATACGTTTTATATTATGGATGCAGCAGGACAAGGTGCTGGTATTGAAACGGTAGTAGGTGTAGCAGAAGGTTTAGATACTAACTATGCAGCAGTTTACTATCCTTGGGTTAAAACAATCGATACAAACACAAACAAATTAATAACAGTTCCACCATCAGTTTTATTACCTAGAGTTTATGCAGCTAACGATGCTACATCAGCAGAATGGTTCGCACCAGCAGGTTTGAATAGAGGTGGTATCACTGGAGCAGTAGCAGTATTAGATAGATTAACACATTCTGATAGAGATACTTTATATGAAGGAAAAGTAAATCCAATCGCTCAATTCCCTGGACAAGGTATCGTAGCATTCGGACAAAAGACTTTACAAAGTAGACCATCGGCATTAGATAGAATCAATGTAAGAAGATTACTTATCACAGTTAAGAAGTATATTGCTTCAACAAGTAGATATTTATTGTTCGAACAAAACACAATTGATACTAGAAACAAATTCTTAAATACGGTTAACCCTTATTTAGAAAACATTCAACAAAGACAAGGTTTATACGCATTCAAAGTTGTAATGGATGAAACCAACAACACTCCAGACGTAATCGATAGAAACATCTTAAAAGGTGCAATATTCTTACAACCAACTAAAACTGCAGAATTCATTCAAATTGATTTCAATGTTTTACCAACTGGGGCAACTTTTAACGCATAATTAAAAAAAGATATACTTATAATAAGTAAAGGAGAAATAAACAATGGCTGACGTATTATCATTTGATAAGATATTTTATACAAACTTTGAACCAAAGTTAGCGAATCGTTTCATTATGGAAATTGATGGTATTCCATCTTTCATGATTAAAACAGCAAACAGACCTAAGTTAGAAAGTGAAGTTGTAGAATTAGACCATATCAATTTAAAGAGAAAAATTAAGGGTAAATCAAATTGGACTGATATCACTATCACTCTATATGACCCAATCGTTCCAAGTGGTGCACAAGCAGTAATGGAGTGGATTAGAACATCACATGAATCTATCACTGGTAGAGATGGATATGCAGATTTCTACAAAAAGAATATCGAGTTCTATATGTTAGGACCTGTGGGTGATAAAGTAGAAAATTGGAAAATTGTTGGTGCTTGGATTTCTTCGGCAGAGTTTGGTGATGTAGATTGGAGTTCAAACGATCCAGTTATGATATCATTAACAATTACTTACGATTACGCAATCTTAGAATTCTAATCTAAAGAAAAATATAAAAGAAAAGGGAGACATTATTTGTTTCCCTTTTTTATTTTCGTTATATTTATATATACAAATATATAGTTATGACATCAAAAGAATTTACACTTTGGTTAAAAGGATTTACAGATGGGGTACATGAATACAACATTACTCCAAAACAATGGGATTTATTAAAAGATAAATTAGCAGAGGTTAAAGATGAAACACCAATAGGATTTCCATTTGGAGTTCCAAACACTGCACCAATACAAACATTACCATTTATCCAACCATATGACCCATACAACCCATATAAAATAAATTGTGGAGATACCAATGGTACAACGATTACAACAACACCTGGTAGTGGTTCTATTACAATAGCTAATCCACAATTTGGATTTGGAAGTACATCAACTACATACGGATATCCCAGTGGTTCTAATTGGAGTTATACAACCTATCAACCAACTAATATTACAACTCATAAAAAAAATAATTTTAAAAAAAGAAAAGCAAAATCGGTAAAAGAGTGGGAAGACCATTTTGATTTAGGTGGTGAAGATTAAAAATTAAAAAAACAAATAGTTATATAAAACAAAACAAAAAGTTATTATGGAAGAAAACATAAACATCCAAAGAGGTGGAACACCCGTTCAAACACAACCTCAAACAACAACATCAACATTTAATTTCCCAACACAAGTTATATCATTACCATCAGAAGGTAAGGTATATGCGGAAAGTAATCCATTGAGTAAAGGTACATTAGAAATTAAATACCTTACTGCAAGAGAAGAAGATATTTTAGCAGATAGTAACCTAATTAATAAGGGTGTAGTATTAGATAAATTATTAGAATCAGTTGTAGTTCAAACAGGTGTTAATGCAGATGATTTGGTTACGGGTGATAAAAACGCAATTTACTTAGCAGCAAGAGTATTAGGATATGGTCCTGAATACGATGTAGAAATTACAGACCCTTTTAGTGGTGAAAAACAAAAAGTATCAATTGATTTAACAAAGATTCAAACTAAAGATATTGATTATTCTTTGTTAAATACTGAAAATAGATATGCATTTGTATTACCATCCCAAACTAAAATAATATTTAAATTATTAACACATAAAGATGAAAAGGATATTACTAATGAAATCAATGCATTAGCAAGATTAACAAAAGGAAAAACAAATTCATCGGAAGTTACAACGAGATTAAAATATATGATACTATCTGTTAATGATAATTCAGATAGAGGATATGTAAATAATTGGGTAAGTAATCAATTCTTAGCAAAAGATGTTCAAGCATTTAGAGCACATATAAAAAGTATATCTCCGGATTTAAATATGAAATTTGAGTTCATATCGGATGTGACGGGTGAAACGGAGGCACTTGATATTCCTTTTGGAATCAACTTTTTTTACCCTTCCAGCGGATTATAAAAAAGGGTTATACGAAGAATTATTTTTCTTGGTATTTCAAGGTGGTGGAGGATTTACATTTAGTGATGTATATAATTTACCACTTCATATTAGACGAATGTATGCAAATATGTTAGTTGATATAAAAAAGAAAGAAAACGAACAAATACAAAAAGCAAATAGTAAAGTTAGGAGAAGATAAAAACTCCTAACTTTTTGTTTTATATGATATTTATAATTAAACTATATAGAATATGGAAAAACAATATACAAAACTAAACGAAGGAATATTAACATCATTTGTTGATAACTTTTTTAAATCATTGCAAAGAGGTGTATCTTCAAGTTTTATGGCAAAAATAAAAAAAGCAGATGTACATCCTGATGTAGTTAGTAGTATGGAACGTGTTGCAAAAGAAACCGAAGAACTTAATACTAAATTAAGAAAATACCACTTATTATAATATAAATGGCAAAGGCAACATCTAATAATTCAGGCGGGTTTCTTCCAAACGAAGATGCGGTTAAAAGAATCAAAAATCTTTTAGAAGACATCTATAAATTAGAACAAAATCTAACAGAAGAAGATAGTGTCCAAAAAGAAATAATTGAAGAAAAACAAAAAAAGTTAGCGGCAATACGAAAGGATTTAATTGCAAATAGAGGTATTGTAAAATCTACAAATGATTTAGAATCAACTAGATTAGATAGTATGACAAGTTTAGCAAGTACTGTTAAAACTTTACCTAAATTATATGAATCGTTATCTAAAGAATTAAAAACATCGCAATCTTTTGCAAATGAAATATTTAATGCTGCAAAGAATACTAACAATGAATGGGAACAAGATAAATTTTTAAATGTTACAAAATCATTAGAAACGGGTACATCTTTAATTGCAGAATTGGCACAATTAAATAAAGAAGATGCAACTGAAATTGCAAAAAAGAATTTTGAAATTGATAATAGTATAAAAGCAATTCAAAAAGAAAAAGAAGAATTAGCATACGCTGGACTTTTAACCAAAGAATTAGCTAGTACATTTGATTCAATGACCGGTTACTTAAATAATAATAGAGTAGCAGCAGGTAAATTTGCAAGTCAAAGTAAAGAAGTAAAAGAAATATATGAAGAATTAGGTGAAGAATTACATTCCATAAATAAATTTTTTAAAAAACTGACAACCACAGCAGAAGTATTCTTAAGTTCTACTAGAGGAAAAATTGCATTAGTGGCCTTTGGTGCGGGTGAAATCGCAGAAAAGTTTGGTGAGATAGGAAAGAAAATTGGTGTTGGAATGACACAAATGGTAGGGCTTAAAACACAAGTAGGATTGGTAGGTGCAATATTAGGTGAAGAAGCAGGTGAGGCTGCGTTGGATTTAGCTAAAGATTTAGGTGATTCACATCACTTAACAATGGGGATGGCAGTAGATGCTGGTTTATTAGCTTCTAATTATAATTTAAGTGCAAAGCAAGCGGCATTCATGTCAACTGCGTTTGGTGAATTAAGTGGAAAAAGTTATGAGACCGGTAAAAATACAGGCGAATATGTTAAGCAATTAGCAATGGCAAACGGGGTAGCACCAACTCAAGTAATGCAAGATGTGGCAGATAATGCAGAATTCTTTGCGTTATATAGTAAAGATGGTGGAAAAAACATTGGTGATGCAGCAGTAGCAGCCGCAAAATTAGGAGTAGGATTAGGAACGGCGGCAAAAGTAGCAGACCATTTATTAGATTACCAATCATCAGTACAAGATGAAATGGAAGCATCGGTTTTATTAGGTAGAGATATGAACCTTAGTAAAGCAAGAGAATTAGCATATAATGGAGATATAGCAGGTGCATTGAAAGAAGGGTTAGAAGCAGCGGGAGGTATAGCTGCTTATAATGCAATGGACCCGTATCAAAGAGCAGCAACTGCTAAAGCAATTGGTGTTTCAAATGCAGAAATGCAACAAATGGTAGCACATGAAGAAACCTTAAATGGTATGCATGGTGTGGGTAATCAAATATATAGTCAAACATCTGAGATATTACAAAATATGGGTAACACCCTAACTGGTAAAGTATTAAAAGGAATGGGTGGATTAGTATTAGGTGCAGGTGAATATTCCAGAGCATTAAAAGATATAAATAGTGGACCAATGGCAGGGATAGTAGCTAAAGGTTTGGATTTAGTTAAGAGTTTATTTAAAGCATCTACCTACACTAAAGCAATGGCAGCAATGAAATCGTTTGGGGGTAGAATAGGTGGTATTAGTAAAAGCTTAATGGCAGGTAAATCACCAACTGCAATGTACGAATCATTAAGAGGTAAAGGAGTAGGAGCAGCGGATGCATTAAAACAATCGGGAGCAAGTGCAAAATCAGTATTAGGTAAAAAGGCAAAAAATAGTATAAAAGCTAACGCAACTGATTCTATAAAAAATAAAATAAATCCAACCGCAGTAACACAAGGTACGGATAGTGTAGCAAAAAGCACAGCTACAGCAGGAAAAGGAGATGATGGTTCTAATTTTAAAACAAAAGCAGAAAATATTGCAGCAGGTTTAAAATATTTTGCAAGTGGAAAAGTATTTATAGGAGCACTAAACTTAATTCCAGTTGGTATAGGATTATTAGGATTACTTCCTGGTTTACCTACATTATTTATATTAAGTAAAATGGATTTATCAACGGTTGGTACGGGCTTAATGAACTTAGCAATAGGTGTAGGTTTTATGGGTACTGGAAATGTATTTATGGGAGCATTAGGATTATTAGCAACCGCAGTAGGATTGACGGCTATGTTACTTGGTATACCTGCGATGATTGCAATAGGTGTATTCGGTCAATTAGCAGCAACTGGATTAACAGCTTTAGGCGGTGGATTAGCAACATTTGGTGCTACCGCTCCTGCAGCAATAATTGGTATTGGATTGTTGGCATTATTTGGTGCGGCACTTATTCCATTAACGTATGCATTAAGTTTATTAGCACCATTAGTAACCGCAGTAGGAACAGTAATTGCAATGGTATTTACAAGTATGGCAAGTGCATTTGTAACAATAGCTTCGGCATTACCGACAATGGTGACTAGTTTTTTACCATTAATTGCAATGATATTACCTATATTTGGATTAGCAGCTGCAATTAGTGCATTAAGTTTATCATTACTTATGTTAGGAACGATGGGATTAGTTGCACTTCCGGTATTAGCGGCATTGGGTGCAGTTGGTGGAATGGCAATGAATTTGTTTGGTGGTGAAGGTGGAGGTAGTAACGATGAAATGATAGCAATTTTGAAATCAATAGATAGTAAAGTAGGCGGAGCACCGGCAATTAATATAGATAGTAAAAAACTAACCGTAGCAACTAATGATGGTGCTGCTAGAAATGGTTCATCCGGAGGAACTAAATACTAATGGGAAAAACATTATTACAATTATTAGAAGCATGGCCTACGCCAGATAAACTAAATCCAAATAGCCAAAAAGCGGGTATGCTTAAACCCGAACCGGATAATAAATTTACAAACGATAATAAACAAGCATTAGACTTTGTTAAAGCAACTCCACGAATATATGGTACAGATATAGTTCGTATCACAACTAGAACAGACCCACATGAAACAAAGAAAGCAATTAAAAAAGGAGCAGATAAAGTTGGGGGTGCATTAGCAGGATTAGGTGGTGTAGGATTATTAGTTGGTGGAGCAATATCGGCAGTTGCAGCATTTCATCCTAAATTTCCAGATGATTGGACGGTAGGTGAAGATGGTTCGCCAACCGGAATGGAAAAGAATTTCTATAAAGGATTAATAAATGGTGATTATGCATTTGGAAAAAGATATAATCCATATCATAACAATAATAAAACTAAATTAGGAAATTTCTTAACGGGAAATAAAACACCAGACCAAGCAGCAAACGCAATTGTTCCTTCATTAAAATCAGCAGCAGTTGGATTAGCAGTTGTGGGAATTGGATTGGGATTAAGTAAATTATTTTCAAAAGGAAAAAAGAAAGGAAAATCTGGTCCAGCACCAGTGAAACCAAAAGTAAAACCAGCAACTGGATTTGCAACAATCGATAAAAATAAAATACCATTTTTCCCATCTAGTTTAGTAATAAATTCAGGATTTAAAGATGGCGTATCGTATCGTAATTATAGTAGATTACGTGCACACAAAATGAAAATTACAGGTATGGACTACTTAAAAAGTAGTTCAGATGAAATAATACAATACCTTTCACCTACAATAGATTCTTCGAAAATTCCATCAGTTGGAAAAGATAGTGAACATACATTAAGTGATTACTATTCTAGTGTATATGCAAATAACACACCACAAACAACAAATTTAGGAAATGTAATAGTATCTGCTAATATGGTAAAAAATAGTTTTCCTATTTTTGCAAGATTAGAAAATATTGATACTAAAAATAATACTGGAAAATATCAACAAATTAAAAAGAAAGATGCAAGTGGTAGAGCATTAGATGATAGAGTACAAAATTATTCTAAATTAGTAGATAAGGATGGCAATGCATATACTTACCCAGGTCCAAAAGATGCCGATGGATTTCAACAAGATAATCTTATAGATAAAGGTGCAAGTTTATCGCAAATATATGGTGCACCTGATTCACCTATTAATTTAATAAAAATAGTTAAAGGTGATAACGATTATACATTTGACATATCAACTGATGATGGTAGTAGTAACTTTATTGGAAATATGAAAGGTGGGGAAGAATATGAGTATACAAAAAGTGAATTAAAAATAAATACATTAACTACCGATGAACAAAGTAGATTCATAGATGGTGGTATAGCTGATTTAGGTGAATCTAAATTAATAAAAGGAATGGGCGCTCAAAATGTAGAAACACAGGTAGGACAACTATTTGGAAATGCATTTATAGCAGTAGATATTGATACTAAAAAACCAGAAGAATATAAGTATCCATTTAGAACAATAGGACAAATGGATACGGTTGCTAGGTGGAATACCAAAGATGCTAAGTTTAGTGATAACGTTAAAACAATAACAGATAA